CATAGTATCTAGGTGACCATCACGCATATACTTCTTAACTTTGTTTGCTACCTCACCTGCTTCCCCAGATAACCCTAGGGCAGGGTAAGTTAGTTTGTCTTTGTAGATGGCTGTCTTACTAGCCTTCTCTTGGTACTCATCAAGAGTAAATGTGTTAGTCATATACTTACGCCTTTTTCTTAGGAAAACCTTTTTTCATATTAGAGTACGCTTTAGCACTCACTGTACTCTTAGATTTACTTCTAGAAGTACCTGCCTTCTTACGGGCATTCATGTTAGCGTATAGTCCTCTTTTAGCCATATCTTATCTCCATTATAATTAACATTAACAATTAACACTTTAGTAAATACCCTAGAAACTAGAGTATACTATAGGGGTAACTAAAGCCCCCCTATCTAGTAGGGAAGGTATTAGATTATATGTTGGTTTTCCTAGTAAATTTAACTTCGTTACAAGTTGCTCCCCACTCCAGGATAAGCCCCTTTTGGACTTTATCTTGCATGATGACTTGAATCATCGCAGGGTTAGGACAAGTAGCCAAGACTTCAGTCTTAGTATCCAGTTGTCCATTGGGTAGCATTACGAATATTAGAAATATTACTTTACTCATTGTTGTGTGCCTTTCATATCCAAGAATTGTTCTGTGGCTTTCTGCCCACTGTATTCTCCATGAATGACTCTAGTTCTTGGTCTAGAGCTGCATTCTGACTTTCTAAAGCTGACAGTACCATATCCCTGTCCATTCTTTCAACCCAATAGTTTACTGCTATAGCCAAGGCATCCAATAAGTCATCGTGACGCAGTGAGCCTCTGTCTTTTGTAAGACGGGTCATCTGTCTAAATAACTGATGGTCTGGGTCTAACTTAAAGTCTTGGTGAATCATTTCTAAGTTCACAACCAACTTATGCTGATTCATTACAGGTTCTAAGGTATCTATTATCCTTAGTTCTTTTTGCTTATTATGCCTAACTTCCTCAATGCTACACGGATGTATCTTTGCCATAATTGGTTTAAGCAATTGGGTAGCCATACCATCACCAAAGTTTGACTCAATGACCACATAATTAACATCTTGTTCTTTAGCCACGTTAGCAAGCTTTGTAAGCGTTGCTTCACTGTATCCACCATCTAATGCTCCTACACTTGTTACATATAATATACCGTTCAGCATCTTAACGACTGCATATGCTGTCTTGTCTTCACCCCTACCTGCGGGGTCAATTGACATTACTGAACCTTCAAACTCCTCAAATTGCTCTGCCATATATAACGGAGCAACCCAGTAGTCACCTTTCAGACCTACGTTAGGTATCTCTGAATCTATTTCTTTTATCTGGTCAGCCCCAGAAGCCCATTGTATCTTTGTCGGTGCTTCATTCCATGTTGAGCTGCCCGACACAACAATAAGGTCATTAAGCTTTAATGGATAGCGGTTGAGGTCAGAAAGAGAAGTATCAAGCATAAACTGAAGATTAAATCCTGTTCTGCCATAACTTGCCTCTCTTTCTAATAAATCGATATCATCAAACCTTTGTGGGTCTGTTGGCTTACCTACTAATGTTTTGTCTTTCTTTAACGCCTCACCAAGAACTGGTGCGAACTTGTGTCCGTAGCTGATGCGTTGTATTTCTTGTGGATACCTTGCTGTCCAGATTCTAGTTCTAAATCCACGTTCCTCAAGGTCATTATAAAGTGACATCTCTGACTGTGGTGTTCCTAGGAATACAATACGCCCTACTTCTGGCTTAATGATAGCGTCAAATTCTTTTACAGTCTCACTCAACCTGTCACGCATTAGTTGCGTTTGGGAGTTATTGGCTGACTCAACGTCATCTGCAATGATAAGGTCTGCACGGCTACCTGTTAGCTGCGAGGTAATACCTAACGACTTAACAGACGGAGCGTGTGACGCTCTGGCAGGGGCTACGTCAAAAGATACCTTAGAGTGTCTTTGGTCTGGTGTAGCCTTTAGATGCTCCAGTATGGGCATCTCTGCGATTAATCTTTGGGTAAAGGTACTGAAGTCATCACTACGAGATTTAGAGGCCGATACGACCAATATGTTTCGTTGAGGGTTCAACAATAGTTGATGACAAACAAAAGCTGAAGTAATCCAGGATTTACCTACGCCACGAAAGGCTTCGATAAGTATACGCTTGTCATTACCCTGTAGAAAATCTGCGATATCGTACTGTATCGGAGTTGGTGGGGGAAGTGTTAGGTGTTGCCAAGCAAGATATAGAAAATTCTTAAAGTTTTTTACTTGAGCAACTTGAGGTTCACTCTTCATCGAATGGTAGACTCTCTGTTAATACGTTCTTAGGTTCATCTTTTATTTCTACGCCATAGGCTCTAGTAATATCTAGACAAACTTTTAGTTCACTTGCAGTCAACTCATCACCCGACTTTAGTAACTGGTATGCTTTGTTTACCATCATCTGAGGCAACGCATCCTGTTGGGCTTCAAAAGAATTAGCACCACAAGTACATAGCTTTTTAGTCTCAAGCTGTACAATCTTAGGGTCTGAAGGCCAATCAATGTCAGTCATGTTTATTCCTTTTCTAATTGTTCAATACGATATTTTAACAGTCTTATTTGTGTTTTAAGTTCCGCTACGTCCACAACAGTTTCCTGTACAGACTTAGGTGGCTCAAACTCATCTATCCATGTGTCGTTTTCAGTAATCTCTTCCCAATGCATTTTCTGTTCATGCTCTAAGAAAGCTAACCTTTCGGTGATTCCAAAATACCCCCAGACAGACACGCCTGTAAACGCAATCAATGCGATAAGGTTTTTAAGAGGTATCGTAAACTCACTGCCTTCGTTTAACTTTGCAGCCATCACTTCTTACCAAACATCTTGCTTGCACCCTTGATACCAAAACTCGCTGATACGATAACGCCTAGCGTATATTTGTACCAATCTGGTGTCATAGATAACGCTTGAAACCCTCGCTCAACGTATTCTACTGTCCACGGCAAGAAACAAAGTAGCAGTGGAATTGAAAATAAAATTGTTAAATATTCGTCTTTCCAGGATTCCTTAGAACCCTTGATAGCCTCAACATCCCATGCGATTTCACCAGTGATTTGCTTTTCCATCAATGATGTTTCAGCTTCAATCTTAACTAGCTTCTGCTTTGCTTTGGCTTTCTTAGTGTCTATGTAGCCAGTAACCGCACTACTAGCGACTCCTAGTACGCCTTGTAGCAATACGTTTAACATAGTTACTCCTTAGTTTGATATTAGTCTGTCCATGTGGGCATAGATTCTGCCAATCTGTTTATCAATAGACATGATTTCTTCGGTTAACATTCCTAGATGTACTTGTAGTTCAACGATTGTCATCAGTACATAGGACGATAATCCTAGTAAGATTGTTCCTAAAAAAGGTAACAACCATTGTGTTTTTGTCTTCATATATATTCGACTATTGTTGATATTGAGGGGTTATGACGGGTGTCAGCGTTAGGGAAGTACGTCTTAGTTGTAGTTTCTTTGCGTATCCTACGCCCACCGTCTGGGTCTATTTCTTCGTAAATCTTTTCTTCAACTTCTTTTAGTAAAGTTCGCATTACAATGTACCTTTCAAAAACATTACCCAATAATATAAAATCGCAACTGCAATTACTGTAGTAGTTATAGAACCAACAATCATAACTATACGTTCTTTGCGGTCAGCTTCTTCTTGTAGTGCTTTCTTTATTAGTACACGTTCATTAGCAATCTCTGCCTGTAGTCTTTCCCATTGTCCGGGTTTTCCAAAATATAAAAATGCTTTACGCAATTCATCTCGCATATCTTGTAGCTTTTCTTTTTGGAAGTGCTTTTCGATAGCTGAGTCTTCGGCTAGTGAGAATTTTGCTTTTTTCTTACGGGCTTCGCCCCATTGTAGTTCTGCTTCTCCCTTGGCATAGCGTGATACAGCACCCGATAATGAAGATAAATCTCTCCCCATTTGGATGCCTTTCATAATCGCAGAATGCCCCGCAGATAATGCGGCAAATGCTGAAATAGGGTCTATCATAGAGTGTCACCCTACCTTTCTTTGATTATGTCGATATGTTTTCCATTCTCTTTACAACACCTTTAGGTATAACTTGGCATCTGCCATACAAATCATCTTCATCTTCTGTGGCTTTATCCGCAGCAAGAACGATGTAGTCATCATTTTGTTTAATTAAATATCCGACTGAGTCTATAGAAGCAGGTGTTTCTTCTAATAGTTCTTCTTTTGATTGCCATGAGCAATCGGATGTTTCGACAGTATCTATCCAAACAACTTTTACTAAGGGGTATGTCATGCAAGCTTTGTTATTAGCACAATGGCTAGGCCGATAAATGAAACGGTAGACACCATAATCATGGCTTCTAGTCTCCATAATCTTTTGTCTAACGCTTCTAATTTATCGTTCACCATCTGATACCTCACTGCACATTCCTTTTCATGGGCATCTAATTCCATCTGAACTTGCAGTTCGGGATTCATTGTTTGTGCCATCTTCATTTACCTATCTACTTACTTAGGGTTATCAGATTTGATTTTAGCAATCGCATCTTTCCAAGTAGTAGTGCCATTTACAGCATCGTGATATTGCATATCCAATTGGTCTTGCATTGGTGGATATACTCTAGTGTGTTTAGCCCTTTGGTTTGCTAAATAAGTTTCCTTTTCCGCTTCAAAAGAACTTTCTTTAGGAATGTCTGTAGCGTCATCGTACCAAACAATAGTTTCCCATGTGCCAAAATGTCTTTCCCATTTTAGATTTGCGTTATCTTCCAACCACGCACTAAGTGCATCATTGGTAATCATTTCTTCTTTTGTCATATCATTTATCTCCTATTAAGATTCGTACACAATAGCCATTACATGGTGGTCTTTACCAGTATCAGTACCCGGCCCAAGCGATGCCCCGGCAGATGCTCGTACTCTCAAAGTACATTGTGTATTTGCTGTAACTGTTATTGGTGTTGAACTATCGCTGTTTGCCCCTGTTGTAGGAACAAAACCCACACTCCAACCTTGGCTATGAGTAGTACCAGAAGATGGATAACCCACACCTCTACTGTGCTGAACAACTTCCCCAGAACCATTGTTAAAATAATATTCGACATAAGAGTGTGTGGCTACTGTATGTCTTTGAGCGCCGCTGTGCTGAACAAACACTTTTCCACTTATAGTAGGAGTAAAATTATAAGAAAAATAATCAGCTGACCCACCAATTGTGCCAATATTTTCATAACTTTGTGCGTGTATTTCAATAGCTTTAGCACCTTGTCCAAATTCAAAAGCGTTTCCTGCTGCATTAACCTTTAATACTTTTTCAGCAGTTCCCATTGCAATTCCAACAGGATTACCAGAACCATCAGTAGTCATAATTTTATTATTACCAACTGCAATATTAGTACCTTTGCTCATGTACTTCCAATAACTGCTATTTTCTGTGCCAGAAGTTGACGGTACTTGGTTAGAACCACTTGCTACTGCGATGTAAGTTGATAGTACGCCACTGTCGGTATACTGAACAAAATCGTCTATAGCGTATGTGGTTGCACTAGACCACGTTCCTTTATTGACAGGTTTTACTCTGCCAAGGTTTACTGTTGCCATATCATTTACTCCTTGTTTATATGGTTACAACCAAATCGCCAGA